CCTGTTTTTTGATGAACTATATATACTATATCACCAGGACGAGATACAGATTGTAAATCAAGTTCTTGAGGGGAGTTTACAAAGGTAGTAATAGTAAAATCAGAAGGAATGGTGTTATCTATATCATTATAAGCAACTATATTACTGTTTGGCCCATAATAAAAAAAGGTTCGAGATAAACGAATTGCGTCAATTCGTTCTTTTAAGCTACAAGCAATTGCTGATAAATTAGCAAAATTTGAGTTTATGGTGTTTACTGACTCTGAAAGACACTCACTTTCATTTATAATTTTAATATTGTTAGGATTACAAATATTCATATATTATGCTATGAAAAAATATTAGTTGAGGCGTCGTATGAATGCACAATTTTTGGATAACCACCTAACATTACATATCTTTGACCGTTATGAACAAGTTTCCATATAAAAAATGTGGGTATGTATATGTTGAAAATATCAGATACGGAGGTTGACCACGGTACATTTTGTGAAATACCTATCGTTGGATATGTAGCAATCGCTGTTCCCGAAACTATTTTTAGTGACTGATTTTGTTTAAATCCTGTTTTTTGATATATAATATTAACTTGGTCAAATTGTTTAGATGCTTCAGCAAGGTTTAGTTCATTTGTGCTATTTACAAAGTTTTCGATTGTGGTGTTAGACGGTCTATTGGTTTGCCCGTCTCTCATATTTGTTGAGGCAGGATCGGGTCCAGGGTTCGGTCCGTAATAAAAAAAGGTTCGAATTTCAACAATACTTTCAACTCTTTGTTTTTGTTCACATAAAAATGTATCTAATGTGTAAAAATTATTGTTAAGGATGAGTAAAGAATCTCCAATATTTTGTGTATTCCTAATTCTTTTAATAAGTCTTGGACATGCCATAGATATATTATTTAGTGGTAAAAAATTACAAAACCAGTTGATAATAATATTGTTTTAGGTATTATCTAGTTGTGAATATATTTGTAACAAACGAAGACCCAGTTATTGCAGCACAAGAACTCTGTGATAAACATGTCAGATCTAAAATGCAGATTGAGTCTGCTATTATGCTGCAGAACTGTTTTACTAATGAACAATTACAAAATCCAAAATGCCCGAGAACTAAAACAGGAAAAGCTCGTAAAGCTGGTAAAGGGTATGCCAAGCATCAGTGCACTCTTTGGGCTATGGAGTCAAGAGCTAACTTTATGTGGCTTGTAGAACATGCACTTGAGATGTTTGACGAAAGGGATTATCGTTGGCCAGATTCTAACCCGCATTTCACTAAAGAGTTTATTGAATGGTGTAAACAAAACAAAGACAAAACTATTCATACAAATAATAAATCAACCCCTTTCACTGTTGCTATTGCTAAAGATACAGAATGTCGGAAGATAAAAGACTTTAATAAGCTTTCGGTTATTGAGCAATACCGGCAGTACATTATAAAGGATAAGCCTTTTGCTTCTTGGACTAAACGTGCCCGGCCCTTCTGGTACACAACTTAAGTATTTGTTAATGGCAAGACATTCTTCAACATACATTCCTTTGCCAATGCCTCCTACCACAAAGGATAAGTTTGCTATTTATCTATCTATAAAAGGTGAGATAGAAATGTTTTTATATGACGGTAAACAGGTTTTTACTCCAGACTTTCCTGAGATACCTATTGAAAGGATTAACCTACCAGACGGTAGAACTATAAGACAAGAAACATTAGCTCGCCTTTGTCGTCATCTTATGACCCAGCAAACTGTTGAGTATAATAAAGAGTTTGAGTTTTGGGAAGCATTACCCAACGACCCCTTTTAAAAAAGAAACTCCCGACCTTGCGATCGGGAGTTCTTTGAAATCGTTGAGGTTTTCCACCAATACCTGTATTAGAGGTATGTAGCTGCTTGACCAGGAACGAATGATTGACCTAAACCTGTGCAGATCACCATATGGTAATATAGTGAAGCGCCAAAGATATGGTCTACCACCCCGTAGCGCGTAAGCAAGCCTACGCGAGGTGAGAAGTCATTCGGACCGATTGTACGCTGAACCATGACAGGGATATATGGGCAGTATACGATACCTGTATCGTAGTACTCAGGGCCCTTATAACCTAACAGAGCGTAATCAACTGTTGTTGCGCGACCTGTGGCATAACCAGCATTGGCGTAACTTTGTGTTGATTGAGCTTCTGTGCGTGTGTCACGATAGATCTGGAAACGGCCACCTACTGAACCAACCTTAGCAATGCCGACAGGTGCAGTATTTACTGAACCAGTGACAGGCTGCCAGGTGAAGTTAGGAAGTGTTTCGAGGATTGCGCAGATACGTGGTGTAGCGATGATGAAGTTAGCAGCGCCACGACGGTTGCGGATAGCAACGCGGTTAGCTTCTACAACAATTCTGTTGTAGAAGTCACGGGCACGCTCACCTGACCAACGGCCGTCAGCTGAGATAGCTGACCATGTTGAATAGCCAACGCCAGCGCCAGCATTCAAGCATGTTTGGATCATACGAGCAATCATTTCACGGTCGATCTCAGCTTGAATTTCATATGACATAGCATTTGTTAATTCAGCGTCGATATCGATGCCGTTCATGTTCTTCAGATCTTGTTCGAGTTCAACAGACCACTTAGCTGCAAGACGGCGTGTACCGGCTTCAACTGCGGTCTTTTCGAAGGCAACAGTTACTTGAGGGATCTTTGAGGTAAGCTCAAACTGAGAGAGAAGAGCGGCAACACCTGAGTCTTCAACTAAGCCATTGAATTGTGTGCCTGTGGCACCCAATCCGGAAAGCTTAGCACTGGATGTACCAGTGAAGGCTGTGTTCAAGTAGTTATAACCGATTTCTTTTCCTTCAGATGTTCCTGTAACACCGCTGATAGGACCAGCGCCGTTTGATCCGTCTCCGCCTTGTGAGCTATAACCGAGAGCGTCGCTCTCGTATTTATAACGCATTGCGAATGCCAAGCCAACAGGGCCTGTCATTGGCTGTACACCAACGATCTCATTTGTGATGAGTTCGGGGAATGTACGGCGAATCATTGGGATCAATACCTTTGGTAGACGATAGTCGCCATTAGCATAGGTATCGGTGTTAGGAAGACCGACAGGACTTGCTGTATAGGATTGGTTACCAAATACGCCCTGTGCAGTGTTTGACTCAAAGCACCACTTTTCTTGGTTCTCAAGAAGGATGGCGGTGTTCAAGCGTGTGTGCTCATCGTTGATGGCTGCAACTTTGTCTGAAGTGTAATCCAATACTGGTGTCCACTTTTCAACTAAAGCTTCAGCGCGTGTTTTATCGATGTGTAGAAGTTCCATAGTTATTTTTTCTCCTTTATAAAAAGAATATTTTCGACCTTAATGTGAGATGACCTGATCTTAGTGCTTTAAGCGGAGCTTAGAGCCATCAAGTTTCTTCATCTCATTCAGATATCCGCCAACAGGAGATTGATTCTCAACTGGTGGTCTAGAAATGGCTTCTTCAACAAGTGTTTCTGTTTCAGGGCGGTCCACGGCCTCAACGATCCGTGATGCGACCTTTTCCTTAGCATCTTCTACTTGTTCGGAAGTTTCTTTCTCGAACATCTCAACTACGTACTGATAGTTCTCTTGAATGTACTCGGGCGATTTGCCTCTGAGTAACTTACTGACATATGCCTTAGTACTTTCAGGCATATCTTTTGTTTTTTCTTCAAGCAAAATTTTGGCTTCAGCATTATTTAACTTTGCGTTAAGTACTGTGTTAGCCTCTAGTGCTTCATTCAATTCCTTCTTTAAGGAATCGATTGTTGTTTTACCGTCGATGAGAGCGTCTTTGATCTCACCGTTAATAAATTCTTCGTTAATACCAACAAGCTTACGAATTTCGTCAAGTACTTTGCGTGAGCGAATATTCTCAACAGCTTCATTAACTTGTGATGTTGGTACTACTTTTTCAAGATACAGATCCATGTAATTTGAAATCTCATCCACTAAACGTGAACGGAAGGATTCTGCTTCTTCTTTTAAAGTTGTTTCATACTTACCTACAACAGCTTCTAACTTAGCTGTGTGATCTTCGTCGATCTTTGTAAGTACGGCTTTGAGCTTTTGGGCGTGATCAAAATCAATTGTCTCAACAAGCTTCTGAAGCTTTGCTGTATGATCTGTATCGATGGACTCGATAAGTGATTCGAGCTTAGCAGCGTGATCTTCATCAAGCTTTGTTGTTGCTGCTTCAACAGCAAGTTCTGCTCTTTGTTCTGCTTTTTCGTTTACGGCAGCTTCGAAGGCTTCGTGTACTGCGGTTAAGGTCTCTTCAGTGATGAGATCTTTGAACTGTTCTTTGAGAATTGATTTGAAGTCCATATTTGTTGTATATTTATTTATTCTAAAAGGGTTAATTTTCTTCTTGGTTTATATAAGAACGGATTTTATTTTTAATCTTAGCTTCAACAGCATCTTGTAGAGCTTGTTGCGCTTCTGCATAATCTTTATTGGCAATTTTACCAATGAAGCCTGTAATTGTATTTTGTTCTTCTTGTGTCATATATTAACCTAATTTAATCTTGTTAATGAAACCGATCAAGGCCTCTCTTAAGAAAGTATCTGTGCCGTGTTTAGGCATGTTAGAAAGTTTTTCACCGAGCTGTGCCCGGGCTGCTCCGGAGCACTCAATAATTGAACCGTCCGGACGGATCATATACTCTCTTGATTCCATTACTGATTCAAGCATTGCATTTTGTACCGAGGGCTGGTGAACAACATCCAAA